TTCGAGCCACGGCATACCTATGCCGGGTCGTCTGCTCATTGTTGCGTACTCTTTTTGTAGTACGTGTATTTGTCCGGTGTTGTAGTCCACTCGTTTATAATAGTCTTCTGATTGATCGCCGTTGATTTTCTTTTGTATGTAGCCTGCTACATATTTTGCGGAGTCGTAGGTTACTGAGCCCAATTCGGATATGCCGAAGGGCCATAATTTTTCTAGGTGTTTTGAACGGTAAATTGGGTATCCATTTCTAATGGACCATTGTCTTTTGTCTGGAAAGTCCCATCCAAAGATTATTGCGTGGTAATGAGGTCGCCCATGGGCCTCCCGATCACCCTGTAGAGGGTGGGGGAGGTACTCTTTTCGACGGGAGTCACCAAGAGTGTTTAATACTTTACCGTATTCTCCGCAGTGGTAAAAGCGAATTCTCGCTGGTTGTATTGATTTTCGAAACCGTTTCATAAATTTCTGAAAGTGTTCGATTTTTAATGTTCCATTCTCGGGTAAATGTTCGTTATCGTAAGTGAGAGTAATAAATGTTGATGCGTGATGCGTTTGGGCTTCGTGATACATACGAATTGCCCAGTCTGACGCTTTGCGTTCTCGACATGCATAACATTTGCCGCAGGGCACGACTAGCTTCGCTAGTACGTTACCTACTCTTATTGATTGTTTTTGGTTGGAGGTGAACCCTCCGCCGCGGGCATGGTAGCCCGTCAATGGTCTTGTACATTCCATAATTATTTTTCCCGTCGAAGTTTTTAAGTTTTTATTAGAGGCGGATTCCGCCTCTCATTTGGCCTGTTAGCCTATTGCGTTTGTTCATACGCGTAGCTGTTTTTTTAAACATTTTGCGTGAAGTGCTTTTTTTAACCTTTGATCGCCGTCGCATGGCTCCGCTCCTTTTTTTAAAGCTTAAGTTTTTGGTTGGTGCGACTGAGTGGTGTCAGTCGTGTAGTTTATGAACAAGTAGCATAAACTACACCCTTATTCGGGCACCGTATTTTCCTCTGTCGTGCTCGGAAGAGAATCTTCCTGCGCTGCCAGCGGAGTGTTTAACATTCCGAGGCGTGTAGCCTCGTCTTTGTTGTTTTCGTCTGTTACGAAATCTAGGAATTGTTCTGGGTCATTGCCGAAGCGTTTACGGATATGCGCCGGTAGTTCACTGAAGTTTTCTTGGGCTTCAATCACGATATTCATTGCTTCGTGGAAAGTTTGACCGTCTGAAATTCCATAGGTAGGGGTTTGTCTGTTAACCCATGATATATGGCCAGTTTTAATATATCTGGCCATAATGTTGTTGATATCTGTTTCGGCTTGGGCCGATTGTTTTGTTCGTGTTTCACCTTCGATCTTAATAGGTGAACGTTGAGAATGTCCGTATTTTCGGATTTTGATTTTAGTTTCCATATTTTTTCTCTTCTTTTTTCTTCGAAGTATCAGTAAAAGTTGGTTTTGGTTTTTGTGTCCAATTTGGATTATATTCGATGCCCTTTCTAAGGCCATCCCAAAGGTCTCTAATGCTTTGCATATTCATTATCTGACCCATTTCTTTGGTACCGTTTTGGATTATTCGCTGAAATTCAGCGAAATTGTCTTTAATGATGTTGTCATAGGCTAAATTGGCAACTGCTGGTGCTATACCTGTTTGCATCAGAGATGCTTTTACTGCCTTGACTGGTTGTGGGTCGTTTGGATTCAAATAGTTTTCGTTGATATAGTTTTTACGGTATGCCTCTGCGCTGTTAATTGCAGTTGTTGCCCGTAAGTTTGCATTTTGCGCTACCGCGCTGCTTGTTTGATTAAATGCTGATACTCCAGCACCCAGAGCGGACTCAACTTTCGTTGTGGCGCCGCCTGGTGTTGATGCTGGTTGTTTCGCTGCAAGTATTGGGTTTAAGCCTGCTGCTCTCATGTCAGCCATTGCGCGCTGATACGCGCTGTTTGACATTCTTTCTTGAAATGCCATTTGTTCTCTGGCAAGTTTTATATTTGTTTTATTGGCTGATTTTTGTCCGCCAAAGCCAAGGAGGCCGCTTATAGCGCCCCCTATGGCTGGTGCAAATTTTGCTGCGGTTGCTATTGAGACCATTAGAAATGGTCAACCATGCCGGGTACGCCGTACAACGGCATTGGTCGTACGCAACGCATATTGAAATACCCGTCGAATAAAAATTCTGGCTCTGATGGTACCGCGATTACGCGGTCCACAGGTGGGTTATCTTCAATAAATGCTGCGTTGAGTGGTGGTAATCCGACAAAGTCTTGTGCTAGATGCCAAGCATCTAACGTGCCTGTTGCGTTTGATCGGAATTTACCTGTGATAATTGATGGTTTGTAACGATATTCCGCATAACGTTCTTGATAGGCCCATGCTTCGGTGTCTACGCTGGTGCCTGTGTATACGAGTTCTTGGTTTAATACGGCTTGTTCGCCGATGTTGGCCAGTGAAGGCCAGTAGAAATCGTAGCGGGTTTGTCTTGACCAGAGTCTGTTTAACCCTTGTTGGTATGTTAAGTCTGCTCGGACATTAATAAGTCCGATCAGTGTGCAATGTTCTGTAAAGCTTTTAGTAAAGCCAATGCCGTCCATTGAGACGGTTCCCATTGCTGCAAGGTTACCTTGCGGGCTTGTGCCTGTTTCTGATGTTTGTGCGATTGGGCTAATGTTTACCATTCGGGTACCGCCGCCGAGGTACTCGGAGCGCCAACCGGCCGAAGGTGTTGTTACGCCAAAGTGAGATTTGACGAGTTCGACATAGCGGGTTCCGCCGCGGGCGTCACGTTCCAATAATTTCTGTACTTGGAATGCTTGTCGTAGTTGATTGATTGTTGCCGCTGTTGCGTCTGACAAGTCGGCTATTAAGCCGCTTGTGTATTCTGCGGCTCCGCCTTGAGAAAGTGAAAATAATGCGTTTGTTCCGCTTGATGTAAGTGCACCCATGTCGTTACCGGCTGATGGGCCTGCCGCGACTTGGTATTGCATCGCATTACCGTCGCTTAATATGGGTGCTGTTGTACCTAATGGCAGGTCGACGCTGTCGCCTTTTTGTGGCCATGGCAATGCTGAAGTGAAATAATCGTGACGCTTTCCGCGTCTACGTAGTTGGTAACCATTCTGCACAGCAGTTATACCGGGAAAATCTGGTCCGTCTCCGGTTATTTCATCAATGCTGTCTTGTAAATTCTGGTCTCTAAACCATTCGTTATAAACGCGATTATAAAGTCTTGGAGGTAATGACGAAGCATTTCTATATACACCCGCTGTTTGTGTAGGCAATCCCATATAGTCCATTAAATCACCTTCAGCAACTGCAACATCGGTTGTTGCTAATGTGGGCACTAAATAGTCTATTGAATCGCCGGGGTTGTCTTGTTCTCCCATGAACTTTGTCCAGTTGTCCCATAGTAATCGGTTGGGACAGGAAAAGAAGAATACGTCCATGAACAGGTTGTCCATGACTGGGTATATTGGGGTTGCCATTCTGGCGAATGCGGTAAGGTCAAGTTTGAAGGTATCTCCGGGTAGTGCTTCGTCTACGAAGATAGGATAAAGGTAACCTGAGTCGAATGTTGTTTTTACAGAGTGTGATCTGTTAAATGAAGACCGGGGGATTGTGATCCCCGGTACTTCGCTGAACGTGTGGTTCATGTGGCTTGGGTTACGACTCATAATTAGGGACCTTTTCTATGTCTGGTTTTTTGAGTTCTAATCCGTTGTGGATTGTTTTTTTGTCTGGAGTTGGGATGCCAGTGTCATCATCAAATTCTGCGATTTGATAAAGGGTGTAGTCAGATGGGTGTTTTCCGAATTGATGCTCTTGAGAATTGATACAATCACCAAATGTACGGATTGCCATCCCCGTCTCGGGTAATATGAATGGTGGTAGATAAGCTTGTGCTTTTTCGTCATAAATTGAAAACATTCCGTATTTCATTGCGGTAACTCCCGTTTTTTTTGGTTAAGTCGGATTAATCCGATTTTGTCTTTGATGGCGAGCCGTTCAGGACTGCGCTCATGTTTTCTGAGTTTAGCGGCTTTCTGCCTTTGATGTAAAATCTTTTTGTATGTTTCAGGATCGTCGATTTTTAGCCTTGTAGTATAGGCTCGTGGTACTGGTTTGTTTTTTCCGTCTATTATGCATTCGTCATACCCCCAAATTTCTTGGTGGTGTTTTTCGAGCCACGGCATACCTATGCCGGGTCGTCTGCTCATTGTTGCGTACTCTTTTTGTAATACGTGTATTTGTCCGGTGTTGTAGTCCACTCGTTTGTAATAGTCTTCGGATTGATCGCCGTTGATTTTTTTTTGTATGTAGCCTGCTACATATTTTGCGGAGTCGTAGGTTACTGT